TAACGTCTAATAGTGCAATGAATTCTGACGATTCAATATAGTCATTATATGTTTCAGGATAATACACACGCAAATAATCAATGAAAGTCTTGCGTAGTGTTTCATAATCATAACTTTTAAAGTCGGCTTGGCTAAACGTTTGGTAAATTTGTTTCCAATCGTTTACACCAAATATTGCTGATTGTCTTGAACTTGTGGCCATAGGTTGTTCTCTTTTAAGTATTTATCTTAAATGAAAACCATGGATTTTTAGAATTACTGTAAAACCGCAATATTTGTTGCGTTGTCAAAGAACACATTTAACAAAAATGCTTGATTGAAGGGTGCTATGGCCATTTCAACTTCAAGCAGTATCCCGTTCTCTTGCGGATATGCTTTTACATAATTTAGTACCATTCTAGGATCTAAATTAGCAACCCTACGTATCTCATTCTCTAATTGAAATTGAGTGTCAGGGGTATTGGGTTCAAACACAAAACTCCAAAGAGTAGTACCATATTCGGGTTTTCCTACTTTTTGTCCTTGCTGAATGTTTAATGCATTTAAAAAATCACGGACAACAAGGGGAGTGTCTACTAATCTAAACTTTTTACCCACTCTGACAGGTTGCAGTATAGAACCTGTACCACCGTCTACTCCAGCATTTAGGTTAGTAGACTGTGGTTTGTTAGCATTAATTGTACTGAATCCGATATAATTTGGCATGATAATATTTATGCTTGATTAGCTAGTGCTCTTATCTTAGCTGTAATTTGACCCGATGCCTTAACTTCTGCTATATAAGCCTCTTTAGCTGTTTCAATTGCCGGATCACCTTGCGGTAAATTATCTCTTGCTTCTATATAAGCATCACGTGCTTTACTAATTGCTTTTGATTGATTATCTTGTTCTACAATCAGTGCTTGTTGTTGTTTGAATAAATCATTTAACTTATCAGCTTCAGCTTTTGCAGAACTTGATGGACCTGTGCCACTAAAGTTTGGAGTAGGAATTCTCTTATCACCCAAGACAGATCCTAATTGCGCGGTTAATTCGCTTCTATCCGTTGTGTTTGCGCCAACTGTTGGCATTTTGATAGGAAACGGACTCGATGAGCTTAATGAACTTAAACTTGCTTGCAATGATGCGGCTGCTCCTGCTGGTAAACCGACACTCGCTAGTGATGCTAAACTTTGTGTTCCTTCAGCTAAACCTTTAGTTAACGCATTTGTATTTAAAAGTTCATTCCTGTTTGCAATACTACTAAATGGTCCGGCGCTTAGTGCTACATTACCGATTAATGCGGCTGCGCTTGTAGTTATACCGTTTTGTACCGCAGCCGATGTATTTTTAATTAGATTATTTGTTTGAATAATGCTAGGTAAACTTGACAAAGATGAGCCGGCTGAGCCAACAATTGCACCAATTGCGCTGGCACCTCCTGGTAGTGAATTAACTCCACTAGCCAATGATGACACTGATGTAGTTGCTCTATTAACTAAAGCGGCTGCACCTGCGACTGCACCTACAGCACTGCTTAATGGGTTTGCCAACGTTGGTACGGTTGCTGATATACCTGCCGCTATTTGATTTGCTACACCAGAGTTAGCTTGTGTTTCGTTTGCGGCTTGAGTTGTAGCATTTGAGTTTGCAATTTCTTTTAGATTTTGCGGAATGTTTGGTTTAAATGCTTTAAACGAACTTGTTATTGCTGAAAAAGCTGAGCCTGCTATTCCCTTAGCACTATCTAATAATCCAGATACACCCTGTATCGCAGTTGTACTCATACCACTTAGTGATTTAGCAATAGACGCTGTTCCACCTGTTACAGTAGTCGCCATACTTGCCGCAAAATTACCAGATGCTACTAATTGTGATATTTCGCTTGTTGCTCCTGTTGACGTACTTATTAGAGAATTCGCAATGTTACCTGCTGAATTTTTAACAAAGTCTATTGTTGCCGGCAGACCTGCAGTTGCTCCAGCTACAACTAGACCTGCTATAGCAGTTGGTGCTTCTTTACCAGTTATAATACCAGCTTGCATCAAGCCAGTTTGTGCTTGTTGGAAATTCTCTACTTGTGATTTAACTTGTGCAGTAGTGTTTTGAGATATCGTTGTTAAGTTTTCTGCTCCAGCTTTACCAGTAAACAAATTATTAGTCATTGCTGTTTGAACATTAGCACCACCTTGAACTAAACTATCAACTAATTTACTTGAACCAGGTTTCAATATACCGGCGGCTTCTAATTGTTTTGGTGTTTGAGCCATTGACCCTACACCTGCGGTTAATATTCCCTTTGAGTTTTCAAATGTGCCGGCGCCTGTTCCAACAACATTAGGTGCAATATTAGCCGCTGTTGTTGCAACTGTGCTTACCATAGACGAGGTGACTGAGTTGGTAAGCGATGAGCTTGCAGGACTTGTAGCCGGCACAGTGGATGATACTGATGGATTTGTTACATTATCCGGAGTAGATGCGGCTGATGCATTTGCAGATTCTACTGCGCCTGAAGGATTTTTAGGTAATGAATTACTAGCGTTATTGTTTACTTTTACATCAACACCTTGATTTGCATTGGCCCATGGCGCATGAGCCGGTGCACGACTTACGATACTTAGTAACTTAGCAGGAGCTGCCGCCCAACCTTTAATACTATCAAACAATGTATCAGTATGTGCAATAGTTGATAAAGGTGCAACAACTTCCGGTGTTGTTGATGTTTCGCCGGTGTTTAAATTAACTTTACTACCATTGATAAACATATCACCAGATGATGCATACGATCCAGAGCCACCTGCTCCCATACTCATTGCACCATCTACTTTAATAGTATATGTTCCTAAGGTGTATCCTTTAAAGTTTGCACCTGCTCTAAAATTAATATCAGTTTCAGCTTGAATGTTAATATTGTCAGCCGCAATGTTTAAATCTTTTGTAGCATTGATATTGATATTATTATCTGCATGTAAATTTAAATCACCCTGTGTTCTAATGTTAACTGAGTTAGTGGCGTACATATCAATTGTACCTTCTTTACCCAACTCAATATAACTTTGTCCGTTACTATGAATAATGAACAATGTTTGTCCATCATCACTCATTAAAATTTGATGACCCAATGCTGAACGAATTCTAACCAATTGATCATTACCAATTAAATCTCCATCATCCATTACAATAGAATGTCCACCTCTACGTGCAACAACTTCTAATGTACTATCTGAACTTTTGTCAGCCGCAGTTGCAACATTATTATCTGTAAATCCACCTTTAAATATAGGGCGGCCTGGTGTACTTACACCCCAACCAACCCTCGATGGACTCTCACGTAATGCACTAGAAGTAATCGGGCCTCTGATTGGATCCCTTATTAGACCTTGTTGTGATAATATAGAAGCAACATAACTGTGTACTGGTTTTGCCGCATTTAAAAAGTTTGCACCATCTGCCAATGATGAGTTATCAACGTTTAAATTAGTCACAGGTAATTTAGTTGCGCCACCATAACTATTTGATTCACCAGAATTCATAGTCACATTTTCACTTGAACCAATTGCAGGAACCATTTGTAATAATTCAGGAGTAGGTACACCACCTATGTAATAACCATAGTTCATATCACCATTAACAAATATGCAAACTACTGTACTGCCTATGTCAGGTGGGCTAAACCACATACCATAGCTACTTGGATTTTGTGTAAATGAACCAAATGTATCTTGGCCACCGCTGCCTTGTGTTGCGCCAAAGAAAGGACTCATGTATGCTACAGTAATCCAACTTGAACTATCGTCCGGGTCAGGTGCGCCAAAGTCAGCAATGTAAACTTGTACCCTACCACCGCGTGTAGGGTCAATATTATTTTTTACGACACCAAGTGCTGGTTCTGAGCGTATGACACCGCCGCCGGCGTCTGGTTCGCTTGCTTTAGCTTTACCTTTAGGTTTAAAATAATCTTGTGCCATAATTAAATTCCTCCGCCACCACCACGACCAATTGGTTGGCCGGCGTTTTCATCACCAAATATATCAACTTCAACTTCTCTACCACCGTCATCATATGCGCCAAAATCAGATTCTATAGTATCGCTTGACGCATCATCATCCTGTACAGGACCAAATTTAGTATCTATTGTTTGTTGGTCTGTCGGTAAATCGTAATCATCGTCATAATCTTCATAATCTTGACCATAATCTTCTTCGGTGTTATCTATATCATTGCCGGTGGTACTAGAACCGTTCTCTGTTGGTGCGCTAGTGCCTGCTCCGGAGCGATTACCACTGTTACCCGTAGGATCAAATACACTTTCTTCTATGTTAGACGGTCGACCGGCAGCAGCCTCATCAGATTTAGTATCATCTATACCAGGGAATGTATTAATCACACAGGTCAATTCTTGCAAGAATTGACCTTTACTAAATGTACTTGCACAGGTAAGAACCATATAGCTTATACCACCACCACGACTGTTAATTTCTTTTGTGACCGCCGGCGGATATTTCCAAAATAGTATAGATTCGTTAATACTTAATAATCCATTACTATTCTTGTAGTCAACTGGTTCTTTGAAATTAATTTCAATAAACACTTGTCCACCATTTGGATTAACTGTGTAACCGTCAGTTCCGTAGAATTTATTATAAAGAGCATTAATACTACTAGGTGACGGTTGCATTAAGAAATCTGGATCCCCTAAAATTTGAATCTTAGCTTGTGCTAATGCACCAGGATCATATAGACTTGTCATATATGAATTTTGTGCCTGTAAACCATCACCCAATAAACCTTGTTTGGGTGCGTCTTGTGGTTTTCCAACTTTACTAGTTATATCGTTATCTCCACCAGATGCATTTGGATTACCACTGGCATCAAGCGTAACGTTGAAATATGTATTATCCATAATTTGTTCATATCTCAATATTTCAGAATTTTTTCCAGTAAACCAATATTCATATCGTTTATGCGGGCCACGATATTTGGGAGTTTTCTTAGCATATGAACTTAATACCACTGGGGTATCATATGTTTGAATAATATAAGTTGTTTTATATGCAAAATCGTTTTGCGCTTCATCCCAACCTAAATTTTCAACTTCAGCAGTCATTGTATACCACTTGATTTGATTTTTTGAATCATCAATTATTTCATCGTCTTTTCCGTTAGGGTTAGGTTCCTCTGCAGTAGTGTAAACTTTTGTCAATGCTTTTGTTAAAAAATCACTTTGTAAAATAATTTGATTTACTGCTTGCAATATAGGTGTACCACCGGGTACTGTAATTTCTCTAACTGTATTGTCCGGGCTTTCTATCTCTTTACTTACATTAACTTCTGCGGTATCATTTACTTTAGACATAGCCCATTTTCGCTTATCAATATCAGCTTTACTAACTATACTTGCTAATTGTATTTCAGTTTTAGCATCCCCGAGAAATACAACATCCCATTCATTTGGAATAATTTTAGGATTTGACTCTTTTAGTTTCTTTTGGTCATTATTCAATTTAGTCAATAACCCTTGATACATCTCATCATCACCCATCAATGCGTTATATACTGTATTCGCTATAACTTTTGCGCCCTGGTCGATAATGCCACGCTTGACTCCAAATGCACTTCCACTAGCAACTGAAACTGCTTTGATATTATATGTTACTGCTTTACCTTCAATTTTGAATTTCATTTCAGTAATCATTATGTCATAGAAACGTTCATATATACCATATGCATTACCTTGAGGATCTCCGTCTGTGCCCGGTATGTCTTTTGAATTTATTAAATTACCATTTAAATCATACCCTTGAAAACGTATGCCCAACATAAAGAATTGCTTTGTTGGGTTTGATAATTTTGCAAAATTTTTAGACCTGCTAACTTTAGCTAATGCATCTGCCGCCCGTTTTAATCTAGATACAAATGAAAAACCATATGGTTCAGTAATGGTAAAACTCAACTCAGTTGTATTCGTTGAAGATCCAGTTTCTTTACCATTGATAGCTTGTGTGATCTTTAAATTATCAATAAAAAAATCTTGGTCAAAGGCAGGAGCACGTTTTGATGTTGTGTTGTTAATTCCACCTGATTGTGCAATTAAATATACACCGTTACCTGTATTGTTAATATCTTGAAATGCATTAATATTTTTTCTACCTGATTGTATAAACGCATCATATGCGTCAGGTGTTATCATATACAATGATAATTGATACGTATAGCTACTAAAGTTGCCTAAAGGGTTTTGAGGGCGTTTGCCAGGTTTTTGTTCAGACGTTTTACCAGCCGGAGTGCCCGACTTTCCAGCTTGAGTTGTCCCTGCATTACTGGTAGGCGGGGGTGTAGGTGTAGGTGTACTAGAAGTATTGCCATCCGAATCTATGACTAAAGTAGAACCATCTTCAAACGTTTGTATACTTGAACCGTCATCAAATCTTAGAATTGATCCAGAATCGTCATCGATTCCGCCGGATGCGATGTACGACCTATTTTGTTGATTTGTTTGTTCAGTTGGTGTCGGCGGAGGTGCAGGAGGTGCGGACGTATTCTCTGCAATAATCGCATCTGCGTCAGCCAGAAGTCTAGGCCCAAGGTCTGCAGGCATGTTACCATTTTTTATAGCAACATTGATTGCGACAGCAGGTTGAGTCCCAAGATATTTAAAACCATTGGCAGTGTTTTCAACATACCAGATCCCTCGGCGTTCGTATATAATCCAATCCATTTATAGTCCCAATGTTTGTTTTAATAATTCTAACTTAGGTAAATATATTCCTACACCCGTGACAAAATCAAAATAAGGATCTTTTAATCTATTAGGATTTCTTTGTGCGAATACCCACCACAATCTACTATCACTATATAAGTCATATGCTAACATATCAGGTCTATATTCATATACTTGTGTTATTTCCCAATATACGTCAGATGGTTGCATTGAAATAGTTCTATTGACCATTATATCTAAAAACTTATTATTTACAATGCCCGTAGTATTGTACGGACTTGTTGCTGGATATATATTATTAACTGCCATTACCAAATTCCTCCGCCTTGACGTTGTGTTCCTCTTAACAATTTACCTGTAGCATATTCAGTTAAACTAAACTTATTACTAATATCATTACGTGTTACGATTGGTACTGCTGATATTGATATTGACATTTTTGTTGGTACATAGGTTACATCTCTTGAGCCGGCTGGTGGGGTGAACTGAGGGGGTGCTACTCCTCCGCCTGGCACAACACCATTTGAGGCTGCTCGGGAACCTGATACGCTAAAGCTATTTATAGGTGTATTAGCTGGTGCTCTAGAAACTCCGGCTGGAGTAGGGGTAGATCCTGCTCGTATATAATCTACCTCTGTTGGTAATGCGTAGTTAAACGAGGTAATTGCTAACGGGTGTGCATCAAATTGAAATGCACCCAAACCACTTAAGTAACACAATGGGGGAGGTGTTCCAATCTTTGGATTCTGATCTTGTCCATAAAACATCTTAGTCACACTTCTAAAGAAATGAATTACTGCTAATAAGTAATTTGCTTCAAATGTATCTTGTGCAGTAAAGTCGCAAGTGATAGTTACACCGTCTACTGAACTTCCTCTATAAGTAAAAAACTTATAATTACTATGTGTTAATTCTGCTGGATCATAACTTGCGGCATATTGTACCGATATAGAAGGAGTATATGGAAATATTACCCCATCTGTTGCAGCCAATGGTGCAAGAATACCCGGTGTTGCGGCTTTATAAAGATATGTTGCACCAGGTGCTAAACTTAATCTTACACGCCAATCAGGCTTTGCTTGAAAATTTGCTACATCTTGTTGTGTCGCTTGACTTCTTGTATCAGCTAACGAAGTTGATAGACCGCGTGACGCACCGGTAGATCCTGGGTTTGTAGATGTTACATTACCATCAGCATCAGTAACTAATGTTGACCCGTCGTCAAAAGTTTGTATACTAGAACCGTCATCGAACCTTTGTATTGTTGGGTCTGCTTGATAACCCGCAGTATTTTCTGTTGTTGAGTTAGGTGATTCTATTGTGTCATCTTGTTGTCCGGCTTGTCGTATATATGCATCTACTTCTTCATCATTTAATACAGGTGGTTCCTGTAATCTATTTTCGTTATCGGCAATTTGGTCATCTATACCGGCAAATTCTAGTGAACCATCTTCAAGTTGTCTTTGTCTTTCTATTTGTTCATCTATACCAGTAAATTCATCGATCTCGGGGTCTACTTGAGGATCCGGAGTTTGAATTTCAACATCAACAAATTCATCAACCTCGGGGTCTACTTGAGGATCCGGAGTTTGAATTTCAACATCAACAAATTCATCAACCTCGGGGTCTACTTGAGGATCCGGAGTTTGAATTTCAACATCAACAAATTCATCAACCTCGGGGTCTACTTGAGGATCCGGAGTTTGAATTTCAACATCAACAAATTCATCAACCTCGGGGTCTACT